CGCCAACATTTATCATGCTTCGCAAATACGAAAATGTAATATTACTCTTCTTATCATGGTAATTTGCTGCATCGTTTGCCCTTACTTCTCCATACTTAATCATATTGGCCAAATACTTCATTGAAACAATTTTAGCAATTTTCAAATCATTATCTAAATTCAGATAATAACTATCCTTTCCAAATGTTTCTCGTATACCCGCCTTATAAATATATACGTCTTTGCCAGTATCCAAATTATGAATCGGTTTCTGTATATCTGATGTTGATAAATACTTCTTTTCTAGATACTTTCCAACCTGCTTAATAACCTGATACTTTTTACCTATATGTCTAGATTTTATTCCCATTTGTTGTAATACATTATCTATTTCTTCTTGCTTGATTTTAATATCTGGCATATATCCACCAAGCCTTACACTATTTTTCTTTGTCGTATTTTCTGTCGTATTTTCTGTCTTATACTTCTCTCCAGCCTTATCCACGGCATCCATGAACATCTGCTGAATCTTTTCCTTCTGTTCCACATCAAGTTCTGCTGCCAGTCTGGCCGCTTTTGTCATAGGAGTATCATCAATATAGCTTTTTATCTTTTCAAATACATGCTTTACCAAATCTGCGATTTTCTGAAATACATTTTTCTTTGCATTCACATCCAGCTTCGCATCTTTCATTACCCAGTCAATAAAGTTTTTTGCCCCGGCTTCATCATAAAACACACCACTGACAGCATCGTTGATTAACTCTCCTGCAGCATCCTCATAACTTTTTTCACCTTCCACCTGCTCATAGGCTCTTTGATAAGATTCAATTAAGGCGTGGATATCCTCTGCTCCATGTTTCTCTACCAGGTAATTAAGCATCACTCCCATTAATTTCTGATACTCTTTTTCCGACATTACCGATGCAAATTCCAAAGATTCGTGTATCACTACACCAAATTTATTTTCTGCATCTTCCGCAAATGCCATCTGTCCTCTATCCATATTCAATAAACCATTTACCGTATCTGCATCTTTATCTGTGAGGGTATTTAAATCCAATACATCCAATCCGGTTTTCTTTGCCAATTCTTTTTTCACGCAAACAAAGCTATCCTTATCCTCCGAAGCATAGCGGTAATCTTCATATTCACCTTTTCCTTTTTTTTGCGCCGGTGCAACTTTGTTTTCTGCCTCTGCTGCCTTTGCGTTTTCTCCATGTACCTTTCCTAATTCATACGCAAGACGCATTGCTCCCTTGTCACTCATTATACGAAATGACTTAGACGCCTGCATCATTTTATCAAAACTGATACTTCCCAATCTTCCCATACGATATGCCATACGGAAATTATTTGCATAAACACCGGCATTATCCTTACCATTGTAATAATCCACAAGTGCCGTTGCCGCAGCCGCATTATCCATCTTTGATGCAATGTTAAACAAATTCTGTGTACCTTCATCCTGAAAAGACAAGTCTGCAAGATTTACTACCTCACCATCCGTAGTCTCTACTGTAGCCGATTCTTTCCCAATTTCCCGGAATCCTTTCACCTTGACCTGTTCATCGGATGCCGTAAATGCTGCATTCTCTGTCTTTCTAAAATTGGCATTCGTAACATTTTCTGACGGTGCAACATTTCTTTTTTCGACTTCAAGGTCACTCGCAACATTCTGCTTTGCCTTTTCCAGCTGTAGTTCTTGTACCTCAACCGGTCGTTGATTCCGTTCCATTTCCTCATCAAGATTCACACTATCGGATGTAGCATCCATATTAGCAATAGCATCTTCCTCCTGCTCTGACACGGATTCATTCTGCACCACCTCTCTTTTTTGATTAAGAGATACCGTTCTTTTCATCGCATTAGAAACAGAGGCATCCATAATGTCATACAATGCCTGCCGCTCGGATTCGAATTTTGCATATTTACTCTTTTTAGCTAACTCCTGTGCTTTCTCACGTGCCATCTGGTCGATTTCTACTCCCAGACTATCCGGCACACCACGAATGGCATCTTCATACGCCCTTGCAAGTTCTCCACTGGTTCTCGCTTCCGTAAAATTGTTTTCTACATTTTCCATGATGTCTACTGAAATTTTACCATACTTTTCCGTATCATCTTTTGCTTTCTCATAGGTATCCATACCCTTTTCTGCAGCATATGTAAGTAAATCTGCTCCTTCGTTTCCCTCTGCAATTGATGTCCCATTCTTTTTCACTAATGACTGATACTGTACTTTCGAGTACACATTCGCATAGGTACCAAAAAGACCACCTGAAAAAGCCCCTGCTGCCGTGTCCTCTGCTACTTGTATCCAGAAGTCTTTCCGTGCATTTTTCTTTGCCTCATCCTTTGACATTCCCTGCTGGATATAATTTTTAACATTTTCATTATACTCACTTTTACTTCCATTAACTGCACGGTCGACAAATGCATTTGCAAAGTCCGAAGCAGCCTCTTCCGACCCTTCTACCGCCCCCTGCTTTACAAGGTTCTTTGCAAAATCACGAAACTGTTTTGGATTTGTTGTTTTTAACGCTTCAAAACTATCCAGTGAAAACTTTTCGCTTGCCCACTCTGCCAAACCGGCTCCCAATCCGGTAATCAAAGACTGTCCGGCACTTCCTGTTCTCTCATAGGTGTCCATGTACGATTGATTTGCGGCATTTGCTCCCATCAACGCACTAGCTGCCCCACCTGCTAACTTGGTTCCCTTAAATCCTTTCGTCACAAGAATATCCGCAGCAGAATCAACCGTGGACATTCCGGCGTTATAGACAAACTTACCAATATCATTATCAATACCTTCGGATACTGTCTGTCTTACATTGTTCGTATAAGAACTGTATGGGTGGCTGGCATGATTAATGGGATAAGACTTATCTGATGATAGGTTTTTAACCGCATGATTTACATCCTCTGCAAGTTCCAACGGTGAAAGCAAGTTTGACCCCACACTTAACGCACTGGATACTACCGGGTGTTCGTCTGCTATTTTTTTTATACCTTCATCCCATACCTCCTGTTCTTTATTATCAGTGTTAATGTTCTCGCTATCGATAATGTAATCTACATCAATTCCTTTTTCTTTTAATTCCTTTAACCTAGGAAATTTTTCATATGCTTGTGACAAAAACCCCGGAATGATACTTGCTTCCAGTTTGCCCTGTATCGTCGGCACTAAATTGTTTACTAAATGTTTTTTATCTGCACTGTATTTTCTTTTCTCTACCCACACATAATCTGCTGCCTTTTTTACTAACTGCTTATCGGCATCCCCCAGCTTGTCATATTCATGCTCCAGTTCTACTCGTGGCTGATTACTTTCCAGTTCTGACATATACTCGACATTATCCTGGTACTTATTCCACAAACTGGTGTATTCCTTGTAATCTTCCCACGATACACCTTTTTTCCCTAACTTTTCCTCAAAATCTTTTGGCTGAACTTTTTCCCATTCTCCCGAAAATCCCCGTTTAAACAAACCACTATCCGCGATTTTTGACTTAAACAAGTCTTTATTTTTCTTCGCATTTGCAAGCGCAGTTTGAATTTCATCATAGTTCATTTGTGATGGATTTCTGTATGTATTACCAGATGAAGTCCGAAATAACTGGTTTGTCTTTTCCGCATTATTATTGCGAACATTACTTCCATTTGTGCTCTGCTGTTCTCTCTGCTTTCTTCTCTGCTGTTCCTGTTTTTCCCTTTGTTCCCGTCTCGGAATTTCCGACAGCATATTATTTTCTGCCTTTGCTGCATTGCGAATCAGCGTATTGGTTCTCTTATACTTTTCGCTGTTCTTTTGCGTTCTTTCTTTAATTTCTACTGCTTTCTCTGCCAATCGACGATAGCGGGATTCTGACTGATTCGTATAGTCGGTATCCGAATACTTTTTATCCTCACCATAATAAGAATCAGCCTTTGCTCTGGTCTCACTGGCTATTTTTTGTCCCTGCATATCTCTTTCATACAACTTGTCCTGGCTCTCAAAATAATTTGATATAATACTCCCGGAACCGGATGCATGATTATTCTGTTTCTTTTTCTTATTTGCCATAATATATATTCTCCTTACTTTTTCTTTTTGCTTTTCTTTGAGGACTGTTTCTTTTTGTTTTTATTCACCTGTTTTTCCAAATAGTCATTGTAAGAGCCTACTGTCTGTAACTCCCTGCTGCTAGGCAGATTCCGCATAAAATCAACATAGGATAATGTAGTCTTCGCATCTGCTCCGGCCGCCACTGCACTGTCATAGGTTGGATATTTGCTTAACCCTCTCGTAGTAGTTCCATCAGAGGTTATATATGTCGGTAAATCTTTTGCTGTATATCCCAATAAAACACTCCATACATAATTGCTTTGATCAGCAGATAACACGCCACTCTTTTCCATATTGTTCAAATATTCTGCGATACCCTGCGTGTCATTGTTCTTAGCCAGTTCCTTAACCTTCGACTTAATATCTGTTGGAATCTTAATTCCACTAGTCGAAGCAGAACTTGTACCCGATGACCTCTTTTTACTAGCTACTGCAGCGGCGGCCTTAGCTTTTTTTGATAACTGGTAATCCTTATTCTGCCAGTAATTGGATGCGTTCTGCTGCTGTCTCCACTGGCTGTTGCCATTTTGCTGTTCATACTTCCACTGCTGATTAGATACATTCGCGGTATAGTTGTTAAAATCGTTATTATATGCCGCATCATATCGGTTCGCATAATAATTTCTGTCATCCTGCCAATCGCCAACCTTGTCCCGATACTTCGCATAATCGCTTTCGTCAAGTCCCTGATACATGGACAAGTCGGATCTCTGATTATCCAAATCCGTCTGATACCGGTTATACGCTGCCTCGTACAAACTAGGAATTATATTATTCAAGGCTGACATGTTTTCCTGATACGCAAGATTGCCGGCTGTAGCTGCATAAGAGTTTCCATATCCTCCGGACAATGCGGCCGCCTGCGCCGTTGCATTCTGCATCCCTAACTGTGCCTGCCTCTGATACTGGTCCTTATAATTCTGATACAAAGCATCCTTTGTATAGTCATAGGAAAAACCTTTGCGATTTGCAATCGCATCCGCCAATCCGGTTATCTGTGTTCCATACTTACTGGTATAAGCTGCCGGCCTTGCCTTCTCCGTCTTTTGCAACGTACTCTTTGCGGCGTTTACTGCTTTCGATGGCGTATAAGACTTTATTGTCGGTGTCTTCACAGTTGTTGCTTTGGTGATTGTTATTTTACTGCTACTGCTCTTCTTTTTCGCCATAATCCTCATCCTCCTCTTCTATGATGGGTTCCTCTACCACCGGTTCCGAACCCCATATTGCAAACACGGCATTTACCACATTTTCTGTCTGCTCCTTCAACAATTCTTCTCTTCCGGATACGGAATTGAGATAGGTTCGTCTATGATTCTCTCCAACCTGAGATTTCACTTCTCCATCAATTAGTACCTTTCTTGTTAAGATGCTCACACTCTCTGTCGACAACATATCTACCGTTTTTTCTTCGTTAATTTCCATTTCAATTCCTCCTCGTTAAGCCTTTCTATACCAACCGTATACATACCAACTGTCATATGTTTTTCCGGAAGCGTATGCCCCGTTTTTAACATAATAGGAACTGCTGCCACTAATTTCATTAAATGGAGCATTTGTTCCACTACTACCTGAAACAACACCAATCGGATAAACCTGAGATGGCCGATTATGATTAGGTTCATATGGCAGTCCACTGATATGGTGACAGGCATAACTGCTGGTTGTCAGTATCATAGCCTCAACGAAAACAATATTTCCAACTCTATAATAATTTCCCATAGCCGCTGCAATTGACGTTTTAATCTCATTACTTGTTGTGTTAAATAATCTAGGCGTCCACTGTCCTTCTTCATAACTCATTCCGGCATCACCTTTTTCTCCCTTTTCACCTTGGTCGCCTTTCTCACCACGAGATGGTTTTCCAGTATCCAAAGTATCTAAATACCAATTTCCATTATCACCTATCGTCGGCGTAATTCCATTCTCGCCATCTTCCCCCGGCTCCCCCTTTAACTCTCCGCTATTTAATTTCTTTACCATATTGTCTGCAATCTCTTTTGCTTCCTTTGCCATCTTTACAGTTTCCTGCACTTGACTAAATTTCTTTTCTGTCTCAGAAGTCATATTATCGAGTTCAAGATTATTTAAAATATAACTTAAATTATCTATCAGACGTATTATCCATGAATTCAACTTCTGAATATTTTTTCCATCCATACCATCTAATTGGATAGGGTCAAATTGTAACGTGGCCATTAATATCCCCCCTGTTCCAAAACTTTGGAAATGCTGTAAACCCTTGCATCCCCTTTCCCTCTTAATCGAATTCGCATATGATCACATCGAATCGGAAATATTGGTATTTCAAAACTCCGCAT